CTCTGAAACTGCCAGAAACATACCAGAAGTAGACCATCTTAAATCAGAAACTATATTAAACTTAGCTAAAGCTAGACAAGCTGGAAGAACCAGCCCTATAAATACTAGAGTACAATAATTTATGCCAAAGACAGATGAGGCTTTCCTATCTGATAGATTAGATATGTTAAGAGGCGAAGGCTGGTTAGATTTAAAAGAAGAATTAGAGAATTTAGAATTGAGTATTACTAATTTAGATAATATTCATTCTGAGCAAGACCTTTGGATAATCAAGGGTCAGTTGCGTATACTGAACTTTTTATTAAGTTTAGAAACTGCAACTACACTATCGTTGGAAGAATTGCAAGACGCAAATCCAACATAATATAACTTCACAACCCCACGAGGGCGGAGAAAAAATGAGTATAGTAGTAAATGACACACCAAAGGTAGATGAACCTATAACAGAAACACAGGTAGAAGAACAAGTAGTAGAGGCAGTTGCAGAACCAGATGGGAATGTAGTTGAAAAAACTCCAGAGTTTGAAGTACCTACAAAGTATGCAGGGAAGTCTATGCAAGAGGTAATTGAAATGCATCAAAATGTCGAACAGGCATTAGGTAAACAGGGAACTGAAGTTGGAGAGCAACGGAAGTTAATCCAGAGTTTACTTGAGGCACAAAACAAGTCTAACACTACTATAGAAGAGCCACAAGAAGAGGCAGTTAGTTTTGAAGATGCTTTTTATACTGACCCTGCGAAAGCAGTCAACTCAGCTATAGAAAATCATCCAGATGTACTAAAGGCAAGAGAGCAACAAGCCCAACAAGAACAACAACAACAGTTGAATGTACTTGAAAAGGCATATCCAGAATGGCAAAAGACTGTCGCAGACAAGAATTTCCAAGATTGGGTAGGTGCTAGTGAGATTAGAAAAGATATTTTCCGTAAAGCTGATAAAGAATATAGACCAGACTACGCAATTGAACTCTTTGATATGTACGATAAAATCAATATGGTTGAAAAAACCAAAGAGGTTCAAAAGAGTGAGAGGACTAAAGCTAAGAAAGCATTACGACAAACTGTATCTGAAACTCGTTCCACACAATCGGTTGGTGGCAAAAAAATGTATCGGAGGGCTGATTTAATCAACCTACAAGTTACAGACCCTAGACGCTATGAGTCGTTGGCAGATGAAATTCAGTCAGCATACGCAGAAGGTAGGGTTAAATAATCATTTTAAAGGAGAAGTAAAATGGCTTTAGGTTCAAACCAAGTTACGACTACTATCGCCAATAATTTCATTCCAGAACTATGGAGCGACGAAGTTATCGGTGCATATAAGTCAAATTTAGTGGTTGCTAATCTAGTTACTAAGCTATCTCACAAAGGGAAAAAAGGTGATACTATTCACATTCCAGTACCAGCGAGAGGAAGTGCAAGTGCTAAAGCAGCAAACACACAAGTTACATTATCGGCAGCTACAAATAGTGTTGTAAATGTATCTATAGACCAACACTACGAATACTCAAAATTAATTGAGGATATTGCCGAGGTTCAATCATTGGCAAGTATGAGAAAATTTTACACAGATGACGCTGGGTACGCTTTAGCTACTCAAGTGGACACTAAATTGTTTTCTCTAGGTGAAGGTCTACAAGGTGGAACAGTAGGTGGCTCTGGTGCTGCTGCTTGGGAAACTGCGGTTATCGGTTCAAACGGTAGCACAGCTTACACAGGCAACTCAACCAATGCTGCTGACATTACTGATGCAGGAATCAGACGCATGATTCTTACATTAGATAATGCTGATGTACCAATGGACAATCGTTCATTGATTATGCCACCAATCGCTGCAAATGACCTTTTAGGTATCAACAGATTTACTGAACAACAGTTCATTGGTTCTGGCGATGCTATCCGTACTGGAAAAATTGGTCAAATCTATGGTGTTGATGTATTTGTTACATCTAACGCACCAACTCCAGCAGGTACAGACAGGGCAGGAATGTTACTACACAAAGATGCTCTAGTTCTAGCAGAGCAAGTGGGAGTGCGTTCTCAGACTCAGTATAAACAAGAATACCTTGGCGACTTATTCACTTCAGACACTATTTATGGTGTTGCTGAATTGCGTAATGATGCAGGTGTTGCGTTTGTAGTACCAGGGTCTTAATGAGAATGATTCTCATTTAGTTAGTTAATCGTAACCCCTTCTAATCTGAGGGGGTTATTCTGAATTAATTAGGAGTAATCATGCCTTTTTATGATTATGAATGTAAACATGGTCATGTCTTTGAAGAGATGTGTTCTATGTCAGATAGAAATCGAAAGAAAGAATGTCCAGAATGTGGCTCAATGGGTGATGTAATAATGTCAATCAATCAGGCTCGCCCTCATTTCGGCAATATAGATACTCAATGGAATATGCGTGAACGAAAAAGGTTGAGTGAAACCAAGAATGGTAAATATAAGAATAAGTTTTCTCATATATAGGAATAAATTTAGTGGACATATTTAAAGACAGTTGCGACCATGACTCAGTAGAAAATTTAGAGTTAGAAAGGTTTAAAGCAAAACTCAGAGAGATTTGGACAAGGATGCTTGAGGAAACTTATGCTAAAAATCCTGTTGAGGGTATGGATATGGAACATTATAAAGAACATAATGCCTTAAAGTTTGCTGATGAACCAGAAATGGAAGATGAATTAGATAACCTAATGGCTATGCTTGATGAGTTATTAGACCCCAAAGAAGAATTAGATGGCGTAAAGTCAGAAGGGAAAGCACCTACTTATAAGGGTGGTGGACTTAAATCAAATAATGAGAAAGGAAAAATAGAGGCAACAGTTTATGAAACTAATCACAAATCTACAAAAACTCCAAGCGACTCTCGTTCTGGAGGTAAAGGTGGCTCGTATGTGGGTACGCCATCTGGTGGCATCAGTAAGAAAAAGGATGCAAGGGTTATTAGAAGTTTCTCACCAATGGCTGAAAGCCTTAAAGAAGAGTTAATAGCATTAAGAGATAGACAAAGTATCGGTAAAAGACGCCAATTGTTTAGATAATGGCTAAGAAAACAAGAATCGACAGGCGTGGTAAGATAAGGTCTTTAGTTAGGAAGTTTCCAATAGGGGATAAACCCCATTGGGCGATAACTAAAAGAGCATCAGTTAATCGAAGAAGAAGAATTGTAGATGACTTATGGTTAGCTGACACCATAACTTTATCTGATTTAGTTGTACCTGATTTAAACAGGTTGGTAGCCAGTGGCATTACGATGAGTGATGCTCAAAGTATCAATGATGAAATGGTGATACTTGGAAGTGCTACTATTACAGATGATGGTACTATCGTTAAGAATTTTGAATCACCAAGTAATGCTAGTGGTGCAACTATTACAGATAGTATAGGTTTTGAATTAGCAAGTTTCAGCAGTATTTTTAATGCAACGAAGATTAATATTGCTGTATTTAATGGTCTTGGATATGACCAAGAGTTCTATAATGACTCTATAACAATGTCCGATGGAGTTTCACTAAATGCTTCAAATGCACTTAGTGATTCTGTAAGTGTTAGTGATAGTATTGGAGTTTCCTTTATTGTATCGAGTATATTCAATGCTGGTCAGTTTAATTTATCTCAATTTAATAGTTAAAGGAGTAAAAAATGTTTGAAGAAAACTTTAAAGTTACTGGACAAGTAACTATCCAGAAGAACGGAGAAGTTGTTAGAGATATACCTAACACTATCGTTACTGCTGGAAAAAACGATATAGCGAGTCTGATTAGTGGAGCAGGTTCGGTTATGACACATATGGCTGTAGGCACAGGTACAAATGCTGTAGCAGCAGGTGATACTACATTACAAACAGAGAATGATAGAAATGCTCTATCGGTATCTGGTGGTGCACCAAGTACAAATACTGTTGTCTTTATAGGAGTATGGGCAGCAGGTGATGGAACAGCAGCTATTACAGAAGCAGGTTTGTTTTCAGCCTCTTCTAGTGGTACTATGCTGGCTCGTACAGTTTTTAGTGCAGTAAATAAAGGTGCAAGTGATGTATTGACAATCACTTGGACTGTAACAGTTTCTTAAGGGGGTTAAAAAATGCCTGTAATTTATTCAAATAATGCCTCGACAACTTTAAGTTCGGGCATTAATAATTCAACAACAACTATTCCTATTGCAAGTGCTACTGGTTTTCCTAGTATTACTGGTAGTGATTATTTCTTTGCTACTATAGCAAATACAAATAATACTAAGATAGAAATAGTCAAAGTAACTGCTGGTACTACATCTTTAACTGTAGTTAGAGGACAAGATGGTACGACAGCACAAGCCTTTGACTCTGGTGATAACTTCCAAGTGCGTGTTACATCAGCTACTTTAGAAGCAGCTACTAAGACAGATGTTAATATTACTGGTGGTGCTATTGCAACAGCAGCTATTTCAGATGATGCAGTAACAGCAGCTAAGTTAGCTAACTCAATCAACACAGATATAGCTACTGGCGTTACAGGTAACACAACAGCTAATGCTGCTTTACCTAAGTCTGGCGGAGCAATGACTGGTGCTATTACAACGAACTCTACCTTTGATGGTGTTGATATTGCCACAAGAGATGGAGTACTTACAAGCACAACAACAACTGCTAATGCTGCTCTACCTAAGGCTGGTGGTGCTATGACAGGAGCAATTACTACTAACAGTACCTTCGATGGTGTAGACATAGCAACTAGAGATGGTGTGCTAACTTCTACAACTACTACCGCAAATGCAGCCTTGCCTAAAGCAGGTGGTACTATGAGTGGTGATTTAGTAATGGATGGTAATGAAATTCATCTTGCTGATAATGGTGAAATACGACTTGGTAGTGCTGCTGATTTAAAAATATATCACGATGGAGGTAATTCAGTTATTAAGGATGAAGGTACAGGTGATTTATTGATTCAAGGAGCTGACCAAATCAAGTTCATGAATGTTGCTGGTAGTGAATATTATGCTGTATTGAATGAAGATGGAGCAGTACAACTTTACCATAATGGTTCTGAAAAAATAGCAACAACTGCTGCGGGGGCTACAGTAACTGGTGTCTTAACAGCAACGCTACAAGCGAATGCTATTGATAGTGACCATTATGTTGACGGTAGTATTGACCAAGCTCACTTAGCAGCAGATTGTGTAGTGGGTTCTAAGATAGCAGATGATACTATTGACTCAGAACATTATGTTGATGGTTCTATAGACGCAGCACACTTAGCAAGTGATTCAGTTACTGAGGCAAAAGTAGCAGCAAATAGTATAGATTCTCAAGCCTATGTTGATGGAAGTATTGACAATGAACACTTTTCAGCATCATTAGGTGATATGAGAAAGCAGGTTACATATATTGGTTATGATGGTGGTGATTACATTCGATTTAATAACAATACCAATTTTGAATTTTATGTCAATGGTAATGAAGAAATGCGACTTGAAGCTGATGGTGACTTACACGTTGATGGTGACGTAATTGCTTACTCAACTACAATCTCAGATGCAACACTAAAATATAACATCAACCCAGTTGAATTTGCTTTGGATAAAATCAAACAACTTAAAGGTGTTACATTCAATTACTTTAAAGACAATAAAGCATCAGCAGGTCTACTTGCACAGGATGTTGAAAAGGTTATGCCTTCAGCAGTTAGTGAAAGGAAATTACCTCTCCATACTGGTGACGATAAATCCTACAAGACATTACACTATGATTCAATGACAGCAATACTTGTTGAAGCAATCAAGGAACTTACTGCGAAAGTAGAGAAACTGGAGAATAAATAATGGCAATAGTAAATCCTTGGGAAAAAGAAGGGAACTCAGAACACACATACGCAATAGGTGATGTAGTTTGTAGAGCACCTTTCAATTCAGAAGATGATGAGCCAAAAGTATTTTATACATACCAAGGTGGTGATGCTAATACAGAGTCTAATTGGACATTGAATGGAGAATAAATTATGCCATTAACTGGTAGTGGACAAATAAGTTTAAGCGATATAGCAGAAGAGTTTGAAGGTTCAGCACCTCACGCTCTAAGTGAATACTACAATAAAGGTAACGCACCTTCTAGTGGTGAGATTCAATTAGCTGCTGATTTCTATGGTACATCCAATGTTTTAGATGGCTCAACATCAGCATTAGCAAATGTTTCAGCAGCAGCAATTAAGACAGCAACTGGCACAACAACTAATGGATTGTATTGGATTGCACCAAGTGGAATTACTGCTTTCCAAGTTTATTGTAATATGAATATTGATGGTGGAATTATGCTGTTAATGAAATTAAATTCTGGCTCTTCTGGTCTTGGTGAAAACTCATCTCATTGGACATCAAATTCTTTACTTAATGATGGAACACCAAACACTACAGTAAACGGTGATTATAAATATCAATCAGCAAGAGATATTCCAATTAGCAATATTTATGTAACTGATAGTTCTGCAACAAATGGTTATAAATATACATTAGGACAAACAGTTACAGGTATTCATAATATTTGGGGAGGAACTAATACTGGAATTTCAGCTCATTCGGGTATTGGAAATGGTGTTTCTGATAGTGGCAACCACTTGCAAACAGGTGGTTGGAATTATGGCGGACACGCTAGTAACAGTGGTTGGCACAAAAACTCATCATCTGTATCAAATGGTAATTGGTATGGAAAGGCAAGATTAGGCAGAACTTCAGCACACGACCAAGGGCCTTGGCCAAGTGTTCATGGAGAAGCTAGGGGTATAGGTCTACGAGCAGACCACTATGGCCCAGGTGTAGCAACTACATACAGGTCATCAGTAGCCGACCAAATAATTTGGGGAAAGTAAGTGAAATTCCTGTCGTACAGTTTTTTTGAGGCTGTTCCAATTGACACAATAGATGGTTTTGTAGAGGAATGTTTAAAAGAAGAACTACACAAAGGAACACTTATAAGAATAGATGAAATTCCTAATGCTGAAGATTTAGAAATTAGAAACTCTGAAGTCAAACTTTTAGATGCTGATAAATATGGTGAACTCTTTAAGCTGGTATGGAAGTATGCTTTAGAGTCAAATAAAAATGCTTATGGATTTGATATTTCTAATATAGAAAATTGCCAGTTTAGTGTTTATGATTCTTCATACAAAGGCAAATATGATTGGCATACAGATACATCTTGGGCAAACGAATCTTTATATGATAGAAAAATAAGTTTAATCATACAGCTTTCAGACCCTTCCGAATATGAGGGTGGACAATTTGAAGTTAAAGATGTTGCTCTAGTTGAAGAAGAAAGAGAATTAATGAATAAGAAAGGTTCTATCATTACTATCCCAGCTTTTATTGAACATAGAGTAACCCCTGTAACCAAAGGAAGAAGATTGTCTTTAATTGCTTGGATTGAAGGCACGAAGTTCAGATGATAGAGGATTACAAAGTTTTAAGAAATGCAATACCAGAAGAATTGGCTGAGTTTTTATACCAGTATCTTCACTTAAAGAGTCAAGTTTCAAAGGCTTTTTTTGATACTGGATATATTGCTAGTAATAATTCAGATTGGGGTAAGTGGAACGACCATCAAGCATTAGAGTCATACTCAGCTTATTCAGACATAGCTATGGAAAGTTTACTGGTTAAAGTTCAGCCAATAATTGAAAAAGAAATAGATACAAAATTAGTACCCACATATTCTTATACTCGTCTTTACAAACACGGTGATGTTTTAGAAAGACACAAAGACAGGGACTCTTGTGAAATTTCTGGTACGATGAATTTAGGTGGGGATAGATGGTCTATTTATTTAGAGCCTGATATTGAAATAAAACTAAACCCTAGTGATATGTTAGTTTACAAAGGCTCTAAGTTAGAGCATTGGAGAGAGAGGTTTGATGGTGAGAATTGTGGACAAGTTTTTTTACATTATAACGATAGTTTGAATGATGACATTAAAATTAATAAGTTTGACTCCAGACCTTTTCTTGGATTACCTAGTGAGTTCAGAGGATTGTCATTCATATGATAATTAAATAATGAGCGACAGACTTCGTAACAATTTAATAGCTGGGTTTATAGTCTTAATAATGGCTGGGTGTAGTGTCTTTCCTAATACCACTACATTAAGTGCAACTACTAAAGCTACTGCTGATGCTGTACCTACAGTAAAAGCTACACAAACATTTAAGTGGGATAGATGAAAGACCAGATAGTGATGCTACTTCTAGGTTTACTTATAGCCCTAGGTGGTTGGACAATGACACAAACATTCAGTCTATCAACGACACAAGCAGTTATTAATGATAAGGTTTCTAAGTTAGAAAGAGCAACAGAGAAACTTCGTGAACAAATGGATGAGATGTTGAAAGTAGATGAAGAGATTATGGAGCAACACGAAGATTTATTTGATGCCCTAAGAAATGAACAACCTTCATCCTCTTATAATTATTAGGAGTTAGTATATGAATGGAATGAAAGTACCTCTAGCGATAGTAATGGCAATAGCAATTCAAGCTGGAGCGATGCTATGGTATGTTTCTGGTATAGACCATAGAGTAACTACTATGTATGCGGAGTACCAAAAGTCCAATCAGAAAGCTGTGATTGAAAACCAAGTCCGAATGGAAATGGAGGTTCAAGAAGTAATCAAGGCTGTTGTAGGTGTAGGTCAGCAAGTTACTATAAATTCAGCAGCATTAGAAATACTAATAGAAGAAACTAATCAAATAATCAAACAGAATAAAGCACTCAAGAAACAAGTTAATACTTTAAAGAAACAGTTTAATGATAGTAAGAAGAAAGTGAAGAAAAAGAAATCAACAAATAAGGAGTTAGGATGAGTAAATTAGGTTGGATAATTCTTTTCTTTGGAACAATAGTTTTTATTGGTATTATGTTTATTGGTGTGGAAGCCTTGATGTGTGAACCTCCCTGTGTATGACAGAGGTAGAAAAGAGTACACAAAGATGGAGATGGACAGCTTTAGTAATCTACCTGTTGATTTGTTTTTACGACTTTCTATTTGTACCTGTATGGTACGGACTTAATAGACCAGACATCTCACAGTTTATGGACATTATTAACGCAACAGAGGACACATTAGTACAGATGGAATTAATGAAGAAGTTAACAGGACAGCACAATCCTTTCACTCTTATGGGTGGTGGGTTATTTCACTTAGCCTTTGGTGCGATACTTACAGGTAGTGCAGTTGGCTTAAACAAGTAAGGGTAACTATGGAAGAGAGAATTATTAGAGTGGAAACGACATTAGACAAACATAGTACGCAAATAAACAAACTGTTTAGTCGTATTGAAGATACTAATAAAGCCATTCAGAAAATTAATAATAGTATGTTACAGATTAAGTGGAGTGTTTATGGTGCTATTGGTTTCTATATTATTACTCAGATTGGAATTATTGAGGCATTAAGGGTGGCAGTATGATAGGATTTTTAACAAATGTAGCACCGATAATGTTGGGATTTATTGGTAAGTTGTTTGCTCTAAAGAGTCAAGCAGCAGCAGAGAATCAAAAGCTAATGGTACAATCACTACAAGTTCGTAATGATTCTATTAATATGGCTAGAGATAGGGCAGACAAAGAGAGTCCAATGGCTGCACTTAATAGAAGAGTAATTATATTTGTAATATTAGCGTTAGTTATATTTACACAAGTAGCACCTGTATGGTTTGATGTACCTACTGTCATACCTACAGTAATAAAAGGCACAAGTATATTAGGATTGCAATTAACACCCGATGTGATAGAATATGTAACTGTAGAAGGGATGTTGAAGTTTGATGAAATATTCAAATGGGCAACAATGATAATCGAATTTTACTTTGGAGCACAACTAGCAAAAGGTAGGTAATACATGACAAGGGCGATTGTTATACCCGACCAGCATTTTCCGATACATGATGAGAGTGCAGTAAAGGTCGTATTAAAGGCGATAGAATTTGTAAAACCAGACATATTTATTAATCTGGGCGATGTTGGAGAATGGGAATCTGTATCTGGACATAGATATAAGAGGCGAAAAAGACCACCATTAGAGTACCAATTACCAGAAATAGATAAAGAAATTAAAGCTGTCAACAAACAGCTAGATAGATTTGATAAAGTATTAGACAAGGTTAAGTGTAAAGATAGGTATATTCTTGCAGGAAACCATGATGAATGGCTTGATGCGTTTGTAGAAGAGAATCCATATCTTGACCAATATACATTTAGAAATGCTTGTAAGTGGGATGAAAGAGGATATGAGTATTATAAGTATAATAAGGTTTTAACCATTGGAAAATTGTCTTTTACACATGGAGCATATACAACCACTACTCATGCTAAAACACACTTAGAGAGATATGGTACAAATATTATATACGGACACACACATGATGTGTCAAGGTTTTCATCCACAAGATTGTTAGACGGAAACATTAGTGCGTGGTCAATGGGTTGTTTAAAAGATATGTCAGCAGAAAATAACACATGGTTAAGGGGTAGACTACATAACTGGAATCATGCTTTTGGAATTGTAACCTTTTTTGATAATGGAAATTTTCAAGTTGAAGTAATAGACATTGTAAAAGGGATAAGTTCAGTATGGGGAAAAATAATTAAAGGATAAGATATGACATTTAGAGAACTAATTAATCAAGTGTTAATAAGACTAAGAGAAGATACTATCTCTGCTGATTGGTCTGGTGATATTAATGATAGTACAACTGTATCTGCTTATGAAAAAGTTATAGGTGCTTTAGTTAATGATTCTAAACGCAGTATAGAGGGATATCACGACTGGTTAAATCTTAGAGAAGCAGTTGATATAACTACAGTCAATGGAACTAAAAACTATAACTTATCATCTGGTCAAGAGATTAAGATTGTGGATGCAACAAACAATACTACAGGGATGCACTTACGACAGGTAAGTAAGGTGTACATCAACACAGTAAAGTACCCTACAGACACTACTGGTGATGCTCTATATTATGGTTTTAATGGTAGTGATGCTTCTAATAATTTAAAAGTAGATTTAACACCTGTTCCAACAAAGGCTGAAACTATAACATTTGATATTATTAAATACCAAGATGATTTAGCGACAGCTAGTACAGTATTAAAAGTTCCATCTAAGCCAGTTATACTGGGTGCATGGGCTAGGGCAATAGCAGAGAGAGGTGAAGATGGTGGCACTCAATCTAGCCTAATGGCAATTGAAGCTGCTGAATCACTTAAACAAGCTATCATGCTTGATAGTGGTAATACACAATATGAATCAGATTGGTTTGTTAACTAATGGCAAAGCCTTTAACATATCAACCACTAATCAATTTCGGTGTTAATGGACTTAATACTCAAAGTAATCCAGCAACACTAGACCCTTCTTGGCTTACTAAAGCTGATAATGTAGTTCTTAGGGAGTCTGGAAGAATATCTCTTAGAAAAGGATTAAAGCAAAAAGTAGTTCCAACTGGTACAGCTATTGGTTCTATGATAGAACACAACGACCAAGGAACAAATAAGATATTTGCGAGTTATGGTACAAGTATTTATACAATGGATTTTACTGCTCCAAATGCTGCTTTCCCTGCTAGTGGTGCTGATGTTAAACATACAGTAGGAAGTACAACAGGTGATTGGCAATTTGTGAATTTCAATAATAGATTACATTGTTTTCATACAGGTGTTGTGCCTCAAAGATATGATGGTTCTTTAGGTTCTGGTGCAAAGTGGACTGCTCATGCAACTGACCCTGCAACAATATCTACGCTATTTGACCCTAGTTGTGGTATGGGTTTCTATGGAAAACTTTGGGTAGGAGGAGTTACAGAAGCCCCAGATGTGTTATTTTACTCAGTTTTACTAGATGGAGATGATTGGACTGGTTCTGGCTCTGGTTATATTGACTTAAAAACAGTATGGGGAACAGATGAAATAGTTGCAATAGCACCATTCTATGGTAAGTTAATTATATTTGGTAAGAATAATATTGTTGTTTATAATAACCCAGAGTCGGGTGGAACATTAGCACTTGACGAAGTTATTAAAGGTATTGGTTTAGTAAGTAGAGATACAGTACAAGCTATTGGTGATGATTTAGTTTTCTTATCAGCAACAGGTTTGCGTTCACTTGCTCGTACTACAGAAAAAGATAAGCTACCTATGCAAGATTTATCTTTAAACATTAAAGACACAATTATTAGAAACATAGGTCAAAGTAATAAAGTAATAAAATCAGTTTATTTAGAGAATGAAGGAATATATATTCTGACCTTTACTGATAAAAATATTACTTATATATTTGATTTTAAACACGCAACACCTCAAAGAACACCTAGAATAACTACTTGGTCTTTTAATTCAGATAGAGAACCAGCTAGTATGATTGATACAATTTTATATAGTGGTTTATTAGTCGGACAAAAAGATGGAAGTATTGCTGGTTATGAGGGTTATTTTGATACAGATTTAGCTTGGGTTTCAAGTGCTGCTTCATATACTAATGCCCCATTTACTGCTGATATATCATCTATATGGATTCCAATGGGTGAAACTATGTCTGCATCTTTATTAAAAAGAATGATGTTGATTTTGGAGGGTGGTTCTGGTGCAACTTTGGGAATAAAGTGGTATAAAGATTTTAATATAAATCCATCTACTACTACAATAATAAATTTAGCACCAGCAACAACAGGAACTCCAGCTTTGTGGGGTGCTTCTAGTTCTTTGTATGGAGCAACAACAGCCACACATACTCATGTTGCAGCCACACACCCTAGTAATTCTACTTATACTCCTGTCTATGGGTTAGAAGAGTATAAAACAGCGTTAACAGGAAGTGCGAAACACTTAAAAATTAACATGGCAATAGTAAGCAATGGTTATGATGCTTCTATACAAGATTTAGCAATTTTACATAAACAAGGGAAAATAAGATGAGTGATTACACTATAGCAGTAGCATGGTCTGGCAAAGATGCTTTAGCAGATTCAGATGCTAACAAAGTAATATCTGGAGCAGATTTTAATACAGAATTTTCAGCAGTAAGAACAGCAATAAATTCTAAAGCAGACTTAAATGGAGATGCAGGTGAAAGTTTTTCATTAGATAATGGAACAGTAGCAGGAACACTTACAGTAGGAGAAACACTTACTGTAACTGGAATACCAACTATACCTACTGCTGCAACTTCAACAAATACAACACAAGCAGCTAGTACAGCCATGGTACAAGCAGCAATAGATGCAGATGTAACAGTTCACGCTGCATTACGCTCTGCTCAGAATGTATATGGACATGCACAGATTTACACCTCTGGTGGAGATTTGTATATAGTTACTACCTAATATGGGAAGTATTTACTTTAATGGTAGTGAATTAACTGGTCATACAGTTAGCTTTAATGGTACTGAGATGGCAAATGTTTGGTTAAATGGAACAAAGATTTGGACAGAATATACACCAACTGCTAACACATATACTTCAAATACAACTGAACAGTTAGATGATAGATTAAGTCAAATTACTATTGAAATAGCTGGTGCTGGAGGTGGAGGTGATGGTGGTGATGAAAATGCACCTGTAGGAGTTGCTGGTGGTACTACTTATGTTTATGTAAAACAAGCCAATGGCACAGTTAGAACAACCTTCTCTGCTGCTGGAGGAGCTGGTGGGTCTGGTGAAACAGGTTCAACAACTGGTGGTACTGGAGCAAGTTTTGGTACTCAAGGAAACTTAGGTGCTTATAGTGGTGGTGCTGGAAGTACACACCAAGTAGAACCAGCACTAAGACCTTCTGGTGCTAGTGGTGGTTATGCCTCTGGTGGTGGCGGTAATGGTGCTGGTAATACCAATCAAGGTGGTGGTGGTAATGGTGGTGGTGCTGGAAGTTACTACTCAACTACATATACTATTGTAGATGTAACAGATTATTTAGATATAGTTACAGGTGCAGGTGGTGCAGGTGGTGATGGTTATTCAAATACCCCAGGTGATAATGGTACTGGTGGTGCTGGTGGCGGTGGTGTTGTAAGAACACTAGGAATAGTTTAATAGGAGATAGAAATGGCACAAAGTAAAAATGATGCAGGTTACCAATTAGCAGCTTATGGTAATAAAAATCGTGCTAATGTAATAAACAGAGATGGCACAAAAGGATGGAAATTTGACCATGGTAGTCCAAGGAAAACTGGAACTATAAAAATCCCTATGGGTGGTGGTGGTGGTGGCAGTAATGTAGGTTTTGCTTGGGATGATTATGACCGACAAATGGCTCTCATGGATAAGATTGGAGAGATGTCTGCTGGTTATTCATCTGATAATACTCTAGGTACAACAGATATAGATTACGAAAACAAGATGATAACCGAGAGGTTGTCGCCAGAATTACAAGCACGATATGATGCCCTACTTGCTCGTCAAGGATTGTCAAATGATAGAGTTGCTGGTATGGGTGCTGACCCATATGAAATGCAACAGTATTTATATGACCAGAATCTAGCACTTAAACAACCAGAACAAGAAGAGTTAAGAAATCAAACAATGGAGGCATTAGCAGCCAAAGGTATGTTGGGTTCAACTGGTGGTGCTGGAATATATGGTCAAGTAGAAGAATCAATACAACGCTCTAATGCTCAAGACTTTAATGATGCTATGATGCAATCACAAAATATGATGGATTTAGAAAGAGCCAGAGGTTCTGGAGATTTAGCCACAGCTATGGCTATGGGTGGTGCTCAAATACCATACATACAGTCTGGTACTCAACAAGGAGGCTCTATAGCTATTGGTAATGTAGGTGGAGTTAGTGATGCTTCAGCAAATATTGCTAATCTAATGGGAATAGAACAAGGTGCTAAGAGAAAAGGTCTTTGGGATGCTATGGGTATGGCTGGTGGTGGAGGTGGTGGTGGTATGCTTGGTTCATATATTGCTACAGCAACTACACAATCAATTGGTGAAGAGGGTCTTAGAATATTTGAAGATTGGAGAGATTATATGTTTACTGCTCTTCCAACCTTTACTGCTTCTTTTGGTAGATATAGAGCAACAGCACCTAAGATTGTTGAAGAAATTAATAAGAAAGAAAACTCCAAAGCATTGTATAAAGAGATTTGGGATGATTACCTTAAACCTATATTTGATATGATTAAAGAAGATAAAGATAATCCTAAAGCCCTTAGTGATTATAAGGTTATGGTAAGAGAATTAACGAATAAATACTTGAGGAGATAATAATGGGTTTATTAACAAATCGTTACGACACAATCTCTGGCATTAATAAATCAATGCAAGACCAAGCATTTGGATGGGGGCGAATGAGTCAACCTAAATATGCTGGAATGGCAGCAAGTGCTGGTTTACAGGGTGATATGGCTGGTAGAGGGCTTGGTATGATGCTTGGTGGTCAAGACCCATTGATGCAAAAACAAAATTTGATTGATGAGATTATGAGAAAACATCCAGACCCTAGAACACCAGAGGAATTGGAAGCAGTAGCTAATGACTTACAAGCAGCAGGTCTTACAGATTTAGCAATGGAAGTTAGAGGTGTGGCTAATGCTACTAAGACAGCAAATGCAGCAACAACAAAAGCTAATGCTCCTAGTGCAGATTTGTATAAGAATTTAGGTAGTGCTTTATCTACTCAAGTATTAAGTACAAAGTTTATGAATAGCTATTTTTCATATCTTGGAGAAGATAATTTAGTAAAACCTTATAACAGAGAGGATGGACACTATGATACCTATAATGCATATAAAGATGAAAGAAAGAGGTATCAAGGCGATTTAGAGAACTTGTTTGACCAATGGTCAAATTCTAAAAAATATGATGGTACGACTAAAGACGAACTAGCCACTTTAATGAATGATGATGCTGCTATGACTAAGGATTTCTTAGAATGGATAGGTCATCATGGTAATGTAGAACTGTCTAATTTTATGACACAGGCAATTATGGGTGGTACTCAAGGTGATGATGATTCTGACCCTTCTGGTCTTACTGTAATTGAAGGTTATGTAGCAAAAGGTTTAGATGAAACTGATAATATGGTGATTGCTCAAAGAAAGATAATTTCTAATTATGTTCTTGAAGATGTTAATAGAAATTTAAAAATTATACTAGATAGAAATCAAGATAGTTTATCAGAGGTTGATAAAGTTAGATTAGAACTCTTAAAAGAAAAGAAAGCACAATTAGAGAAATTAGCAAAAGAATCTAGCGAATCTAATGATGCTGAATCATCTACTATGGCTGCTGGTGCATCTCAATACACACCAGATATGGCTTCATGGTTTATGCCCGATATGCCTGAGTATCAGGATTACCTGAACAAATAATATGTCTAGTACCTATATAGATGGTATTGGTTTTGTAGCTATTTCTTCTTATAAAAGTCCAGAAGAAAGAGATGCAACACTTGATTACTATAGAAATATAGCACCCAAATATCAAGAACTTGGTGGATTTAAAGAAGGCTTTAATGATACACAATCTATAGTTTTTAGAGCATGGGAAAATCTTTTTAAGACTGAAGATGAAGAAAAGAATACTTGGTTTAAAGAAGAGGTAGCAGAGTGGGGTCAAATGGTGGGCTATACAGATTCACAGGCTTTACAACAATATCATAGAGAACTTGAAAAACTAAGACCTTTAACAGAAGTAGAACAAGCTGATAAAGAAGCTAATTTTTCAGTCATGCAAAAATTTGAAACAGATATGTATGATGCTTATGATAATGAAAATGGCGACATATCTGAAGTTCAAAGAAAATATGGATATGAAGAAGAAGAACTTGGTGTCTTAAATGGTTTGGCTGCATTTGCAAAATTAGCTTGGCAAGACCCAGCATATATGGCTGGTTCTGTAGTTGGTATGGTTGCAAAAGACCCAGAGTTATTATTGTTAGGTTTATTAAGAATACCTGCACTAGCTGCTCAAGGCACAACTAGGGCGGTTCAACTTGCAAGTTTAGCTTTGAGAGTACAACCTAAATATGTACAAACTATGTCTAAAGCCATACAAGGGCAAAGAGGTAGGGCAATTATTGGAAGAGGTGTTGAGGGTGCTACCTATGGTGGTGTTTATGAAGCATTACATGACTTAACTTTTAAAGGGCATATTAAAAAAGAAAACTTAGAAAGAGGTGTTGCTTTAGGAAGTTTACTAGGTTCTGCTTTTGGTGGACTATCTAAAAATATTGGAAAAGAAAGCTGGTTATTAAATAGACAGACATCTTTAAATGCTGAAAAAAATATAGCACAACTTAAATATTCATTACAAGACCCTAATCTAAAGTGGACAAAATCAGAGGGAATTAGTGGTGAAGGCGTACTAAGTTTTGAAAAAGGTTGGCAACAGAAATTAGCAAATATTAAACTTCAGAATAAAGGGTTTAAATATAACCCAAAAACCAAGCAATATGAAGAGCCTGTAGTAGAAGATGCACCAGTTAAAAGAGATGCAACTGGTGAGCCTGTTGACCCTAATATTGATAATATAAACCCAGAGTATAATGCAACTAGACCCCCTAAAGCACAAATGCCAAAGGGATTAGATAATGCTACAAAAGCTAGGTTCTGGAAAGGTAGGTTACAAGCATTAGTTGACCATGAGAGTGGTGTTAAAGGCACTATTTATAATCAATTCATTAAGGACTTGACTGATGCTGGTATGTCAGTTGAAAAAGCATATGCTAAACTTTCTGATAAGTTAGATAAAAAGATACTTGTTGCTCAAAAGAAATTATTACTTGAAAAAAATAAAGATGGTTCAGTAAAATACACTAAAGCAGAGGCTGGTGCTATTGCTGTAAAAGAAGCAGCAAGAGAATTAGAGGCTAGAAATCCAGAGTTTTTAAAGGCAGAAGCTAAGAAATTTGGAGGAGATGAAGTTAGGATTAATTCTACGAAATCAAAAAAATGGGGAACACAAAGAGAACAAGTCTTAGCTGATGATTTAATTGGTGCAGGTGAGGTAATGAAAGATGCTAGTTCTTTTTCACATATATTTAAAAATGTTATAAAAGACTTACCAAAAGCCACACCCAAACAGATGGTTAAAGCTGGTGCTATTGGTGGAGTTACTGGACTTATTATTGCAGATGAAGATAAAACATGGGGTGGTTTATTAGGTCTTACTGCTGGTTTGTTAATTAGAGGCAATATGAAGGGCATTAATGTTAGTCAAGCTAAGATTAGATTAAGAATGTATAAAGTGGCTAATGAAGGTGAGGGTTTAATGAAAACTCTACAGATGGAAGCTGGTAAAACTGTATCTGTTCTTCATCAAGTTTTAAAAGGGAAGCATCCAGATATAAGTTCTTTAGATTTTTTATCTTATGTTGAAAATTTTAGTAAAAAAAGTAAGATAATAGATGGAATAGAATATGGCATTAAAGGTAGGAATAAACTATCTGCCGATGCACAAAATGCTATTCGTGCTTATAGAGATTTAATGAAAAACTTTGAAACTGTTGCGAAGGAAGTAGGTATCTTTACAGACAGACAATTTATTAATGACTATGTAACACACATTTTTAGAAATAAAAAACAGACACCAGAATCAGTTGAGGCATTTATTAGAAGGCTTCAAAAGTCTAAAAATGCTTCTAAGTTAGATGATGTGTCAACATTTAGTAATCCTAGAAGGCTTATTGAAGATATAAAAGTATTAGCTAAAACTCATCCAGACCTTGAAACTGATGTTTTTAAGATATTAGATGCTTATACAAGGTCAATGTCTAAAGCTATTGCTGGTAAAACTATTACCAGACGATTAGAACAAACTGCTATATTAGATGGAAGAAATCCATTTAGTGTTATTATAAAGCCAAATGAGTTTAAGCGTAAAATTGATATACCAGATAAAGGAGCAATGACATTAGAAGAATATGCTGAAAATGTCTTGGGATATCAAAGAAGTAATCATCCAGCACTTAAAGGAAAGTTAATACATCCATTAATTAAAAAGTCTTTAGATGATTTTTATAAACCAGAGATAGGTACTGAAGGTATCGTAAATAAAATTATAATTGTAAATAATGCAATGAAGAGATTGGCTGTTTCTTTTTCTTTGTTTCATATGCAATCTTTAGTTTTCTCTGGTATTTATGCTGGTATTGGTGGTGAGTTATTAACATCAGCAGGTCGAGCAAGAATGAAAATGGTTAATAAAATAGTAAAAGGTCAATGGGCAGGTCATGGATTAGACGCAAAAGGTAAACCAATTCTTAAAAAGAATGTTCATGGTAGAGAGGCAGAGGGTGAGTTAATAGGTGCATCCATACTTAAAGAGATGGCTGAAGAGGGCGTAGAAATAGGCGTTAAGGCTAGTGAATATGTAGATGCTGGTTATAATACTGTTAAAAATCTAATGGAAAGATATGCTAAACCACTAGATTATGTACAAACTAAACTAGATAAATTAACTTGGGATAAGACACATGATATGGGTAAGATGTTTGCTTATCTAACCATGAAAGATAGAATGATGTCGACAACACCTCGTGGTCTTGCAAGAATCATGCCTATACTTAGTAAGATTCGTGGGAAAGACTTAGGTAAATGGGAAGCTATGAGCCATGCTGAAGCAAAATCTACAGCAGCAGCATTTGTTAATGATGCTTTCGGTGGACAAAGACATTCTAAATTAGCTATGGAATGGCAGACAAAAGCAATACAAAATGCTGATAATCCCAAAGGTATTTTCTATAATATGATTGCTTTATGGACTACACCTTCTAAAGCTAAATTATCTAACTTGTTTTTATTCTCGCCAGACTGGACAATATCAAACCTTAGAATCGGATTTAGAGGGCTTGGTATGACTAAAGATTTAGTAGGAAAGATATCTAAAGGTAAGAAATTAACACCAAAAGAGATGGCTGAATGGAATATTTACATGGGTTATTGGACTAGGGCTGTTATTTCAACAACAGTAGTAGCTTATACAATGCACCAAATGTTTGCAGATGACGATAAAGAATTTGATATACAAGATTTTTGGTATAGAGGTAGACTTGATTTAGGTAATGGTGAAGAGTATGTGGTATCAAAACAGATAGCAGAACCAATGCATTGGATAACACATCCAGCACAAACCTTTATGAATAAGACTGCTGCTGCACCAAAAGTTGCATTAGAGTTATTATTAGGAAAAGAATACATCTCTCTTAAACACAAGGGATATATCGGGCCGAGTCTTGACAGAGGTAGCCCAAAAGAAATGATGTGGTGGGGTTTTGGCAAAGGCTTACCTATATCAATGCAACCTTTTAAGAGAGCAATTAAAGAAGATGAAGATTTGTGGGATGCCACAGGTAAAGCAATGCTAGGAAGTCTTGGATTCCCAAGATATGGCAGTAGAAAATAATAATAGGAGAAAGATATGGCACATCCAAGAGATGTAAGAATAGCAGAGTTAAAGGCTCAGATAGAATCTGCTAAAGCTGAGATAAAACAACTAGAAGCTGATGTACAGACTGAGAAGGCAGAATTAGAGAAAGGTGCTGCTATGAATTTTGCTGCTGCT